ATGGATGGAGAATAACAACCAGAATATGTAATATTGAGGAGAATCAGATGGATCGGATCAAAGAGATCGAGAAAGTTTTAGAGTCGTATTATCAGGCTAGGGAAACGCCTAAAGTTATGAATTCTATTGAAGCTGGGATTATTAAGCCGTTAATGCTGGCTATGGCCGCTTTACTAGAAAACGAGCTTACTTGCTTAAAAGAAGAAGAACGACACCCGCTGAAAAAATATCCGGATGATGCTGCTTTCCATCCGTTCACTTCGCAACCTTTTAAGCCAAGAGGTATAAAACGGATCCCTATGCCGGAAGGTGAGGAGTTTGTCCAGATGATACAGTTCAAGGAAAAGATCATCGTTTTGTCCACCAAGGGAGTTTATCAGGTAATTAATAACGGAAACAATCTTGAGCCTATTCCGTATGGAGAACCAAATTGCGAGTGCCCATATTAAATACATGGTAAAATAGTTGACATTCCCTGTCAATATGTAGTAGTATAAAGATAGTAAGGTACTAGATGTAGTGCCACCACAATCTAAGTTTTCCCCTCTGGCCCTGATCACGTCAGTTTCCAACCCACGTTTATCGCGCGATGTGTGATAGACGTGGGTTTTTTCTATGAACGGAGCTTTATGTCAAATGTCATAAACGAACAGATGCTCGTCGAAGATATGGGTAAATATTCACAAGATCCCTATGGCTGGGTACTATACGCGTTTGAGTGGGAAAAAGGGGAATTAGAGAATTACGACGGGCCGGATAAGTGGCAGACCGAAGTTCTTAAAGATGTTTCTGAAAAACTTAAGTTAGGGTTAATTACCGTAACGGAAGTTATCAGGATTGCGGTGGCGTCGGGAAACGGGCCCGGCAAAACTTGTCTGGTTGCGTGGTTGATCTTATGGGCAATGAGCACATTCGAAGATACCCGCGGCGTTGTAACCGCAAATACAGAAAACCAGTTAAGAACAAAGACTTGGGCTGAGGTATCGAAATGGAATAGATTAAGTATATGTAAGCATTGGTTTACAGTTACAGCAACGGCGATTTATAGCACGCATCCCGAACACGAGAAAACGTGGCGGGTTGATCAGATCCCGTGGAGCGACAGTAAACCAGAAGCGTTTGCCGGATTACACAACTCAGGCAAGCGCGTTTTATTAATATTTGACGAAGCTTCTGCTATACCCGATATTATTTGGGAAACGGCGGAAGGAGCGATGACTGATGAGAACACGGAGATTATTTGGGCGGTGTTTGGAAACCCCACAAGAAACACGGGAAGGTTCCATTCGTGTTTCCATGTGCACAGACACAGATGGTTCACCCGCCATATTGATACAAGAAAATGCAAATATACTAACAAAGAGCAGATTGAAAAATGGCGAGTGGATTATGGAGAGGATTCTGATTTCTTCCGTGTCCATGTTCGTGGTGAGTTCCCGCATACCTCCAGTATGCAGTTCATACCAAGTGATCTCGTGGAGGCTGCCCGTGGAAAGCATTTAAGGCCAGAAGCGTATAATTTCGCGCCGGTTATTATCGGCGTTGATCCGGCTTGGTCTGGAGACGATGAGACGGCAGTTGTTTTAAGGCAAGGCTTAATGTGTAAAGTTTTAGCTACCTACCGAAAGATGCAAGATGATGGTCAGCTTGCTGGATACGTTGCAAAGTTTGAAGATGAGTATAACGCCGACGCGGTGTTTATTGATATTGGTTGGGGATCCGGTTTGTACTCTATGGGTAAACAGATGGGCCGGAAATGGACGCTAGTGAATTTTGGCGGCGGCAGTTCTGATCCGAGTTTATTAAATAAGCGCGTTGAAATGTGGGACAGTATTATTAAGTGGCTACAAGCTGGCGCAGCGTTACCGGACGATAGCGAGTTGTGTACGGATCTTGTAAGCGCTGAATATAAGGTTGGCGAAACGGGCGTGAACTATGGTAAGACGTATTTGAAGTCAAAAGATATAATGAAGTCTCAAGGGATCGCTTCTCCGAACAAAGGTGATGCGTTAGCTGTTACGTTTGCTTTCCCTGTCAGAAGTATGTCGCAAAAGTTATATGATCAGAGAGTTCAAAGAGGCGGGAAAGCTTATAATCCGCTAGTGGGCAATATAAATTCGGGGAACAGCAACCAGAGATATGATCCTTTATCTCCGTTGGCTGGGAGGAACTTTAACTAATGTGCTCAGGAGATAATAGGATGCAAATGAAAGAATTGTCAACAGGGAGGACAATGCGTGCTCCTGCGGGCGCACATCCTTGGGGAATTTTCCCAGCTATTTCAGATTACAAGGGAGAAATGAAATCTAAGTATGCAGCCCAAAACAGAGTCGAGAACGGGGATTACCAGAGACAAAGCGATAGATTGAGAAAAATTTATCCTTGGATATACGCTGGTAAAAGCCCGTTTGATTTTTATGGAGAGGGCGGAGTTGACGGAGGGGCAAAGACATTAGGTAGCCCAGCAGTTTCAAACGTTGCACCCATTGACGATTCATCCAGCGCTAATAACAGAGAGAAGATGGCAAGAGGTATAATAGGTAAATTCGGAGGCTATTCAACAAGAAAATAAGGAGAAGCTTATGTGTTTCGGAGGCGGAAATAAACCAGAACAACCTAAAGCAGCAGCAGCACCAGATCCAATCCCAACACCGATACAACCTTCGAACGTAGAAGGGCAAGCATCGGCGGATGAGAAGAGACGGAAGCTTGAAAGATTGAGACGTGGGTTAAAGTCTACAATCAAAACATCAGCGCGAGGTCTTACTGGATCCGGAGCTGATCTTGCATCACAAACATTGTCTGGTAAATCTAAACTAGGAGCTTAACGTGAAGATACCTTTTGATAACAAAGAGATCTTGCAGAAGAGGTATAACCAAATGTGGCTGGAAGCTAATAAGTGGACAGCTGCGTGGAAAGAGCTCGCTAAGTATATTAATCCTACAAGAGGAAGATTTGACGACGTTCCTAATCGCGGGAAGATGATTGATCATACAGTTATTCTAGATGGGCACGCTACCCAAGCAAGTAGGATTCTTGCTAGTGGTATGCAATCTGGGATGACGTCTCCAACTCGTCCGTGGTTTAAGTTGTCGATTGACGATGACGCATTAGCCAACCTTCCTCCTGTCCAGATGTGGCTTGACGAAACGCAGAAGAGTATGTTGAAGATCTGTAATGCCAGCAACATCTACGGAGTCTTTTATCAGATGTATGAAGAGATAGGAGATTTTGGTACGGCGGCAGCTATTTTTCTTGAAGATTATGAAGATGTTATCAGGGGAAGATCTTTCACGATTGGCGAATATGCTCTTGGGATTAATGATAAAGGTGTAGTAGACTCTTTTGCAAGAAAGATGAAGATGACAGTAGGACAGATGGTAAATATGTTTGGGTTAGATAATTGTTCAGATACAGTTAAGAATAGTTATAACACAAATAATATTGACGTTTGGATAGATGTGTATCACTTGATTGAGCCTAATGATAAAAGAATTAAAGGCGAGATCGGGGTAAAGAATATGGCATTCAGGTCTGTATATTGGGAGAGTGGGACTGGGGAAGAAGTTCTTCAAGTTGGAGGATTTGAAGAGTTTCCTGTAATAGCTCCAAGATGGGACACTATCACCACCGATATGATTTATGGATACGGCCCGGGATGGCATTTGCTTGGTAATGTCAAACAGCTGCAAAAAACCCAACTGGATAAACTTCTTGCTCAAGAGAAGAGCCACAACCCGCCAATGCAGAAGGATTCTTCTGTTGATGGGATGGTGGATCTTCTTCCGGGTGGAGTTACCACTTCTTCCTCTACGCTACCGAACGCCGGGATCCGGCCTGCATACCAAGTAAATGCTAATTTAGAATCTTTCTTAGAGCTTATTGAATCACTAAAGACGTCAATTAACAAGGACTTTTTTGTTGACTTGTTTTTAATGATGATTAATTTCGATAAGTCTAATATGACGGCGACGGAAGTTGCTGAACGTCAGCAAGAAAAGATTTTAATGATGGGGCCAGTTTTAGAGAAGTTACAGAAAGAAATGTTAGATCCGTTTGTTAAACGTATTTACGGAATTATGGAAAGAAACTTTCTGCTTCCGCCTCCACCAGAGGAAATGGAAGGGGCAGAAATAAAAATTGAATACGTCTCAATTCTTGCGCAAGCTCAGAAAGCTGTTGGTATTGAATCTATCAGCCGCGTAATTGGGTTTATTAATGGAGTAAGCGCGATCAAACAAGATGCTGGAGACGTTTATGATATAGATGAAGCAATCAGGGAAGTCGCGAAGATGGAAGGTACGCCGGCTAAACTTATTGTGGAACAAAAAGTTGTTGCTCAGATCAGAGAAGGTAGAGCTCAGCAGCAGCAAGTTGCTCAGCAAATGGAAATGGCTTCTAAAGGAGCTGACGCAATGAAAACAGCATCCCAAGCAAAGCTGGATGACGATAATATGCTTTCTAGAGCTACCGAAGGGATGGAACAATGAGCGAATTCCAAGATTTAACGAAACAGCAAGAAGAAAAAGATCGAATTGAGAGAGAGAGGCGCAGACATCTTAATGACATCTGTAAAATTGTTAGCCTTCCCGAAGGCCGGAGGTTCTACTTTTTCGTGCTTAAAGAAGCCGGAGTATGGAGAACATCTTTCACAGGGAACAGTACCACGTTTTTTAATGAAGGAGCTCGCAACATTGGTCTTGTTGTTTTAAGAGATCTAATGGAAGCGAAGCCCGAAGCTTTAACTCAGATGATGAATGAGAACTATTCTGAGATTAAGAGCTTTAAGAACTTACAGGAGAAAAAATAATGGTAGAACCTATTACGCCTACGGACACCCCACAAGAACCCGTAGCGCCAGTAACAACAGAAACACCCCCAGCAGCAGAACCGACAACGATAGACCAAGACGAAACAACCTTGTTGGGGAACAAAGGTGAAGCTGAACCAAAGGAGCCCGGCCAAACGGACGAGCCCAAAGATGAGGACAAGCCGATAGAAGGGGTGCCCGAGAAGTATGACCTTAAAATGGGAGAGGGCGTCGAACTTGATCAAGAAACTCTAGAATTGTTTACACCGATATTCAAAGAGCTTGGATTAGAGAATGAAGGTGTGCAAAAGTTAGCAGACGTGTATGTTCCATTAGCGCAGAATATAGAGGAACAAGTCCGGCAGAAATCTCTTGAAGAATTTTCAGAGATGAAGAAGGAATGGAAAGCCGAAACTCTAAATCAACTTGGAGCAGACTCGGATAAACAGTTAGCTGTTTGTGCCAAAGCTATTGATACGTTTGGTGGTGGAGACGAGGCTCGGGAGCTATTAGATCAAACAGGAATTGGAAATCATCCGGTGTTTGTCAGGATGATGATCAATGCCGGTAACACAATAAAAGAGGATACTTTTATTGAGCCTAAGGTACCTACCCTTCCGGGGCAGACACCTGATGAACAACTCAAGAAATTATATCCGACTATGAATAAAACATAATTATAATTCAATTAAGAAGGGAGCTTAACAATGGGAGCTTTAACATCTACATGGCCAACCTTACTTGATGTGTCGAAGTCAATGGCACCTGATGGTAGTGTTGCGGCAGTTGCGGAAGTCTTAACGACTTACAATGAAATTCTTGATGATGTTCCTTGGTATGAAGGAAACCTTCCTACCGGTCATCAAACCAGCATCCGTACAAGCTTACCAACACCAAAATTCAGACTCTTGAATCAAGGTGTTGTTCCAGCTAAGACAACTAGAGGACAGATTGTGGATCCTTGTGCGATCATGGAAGATCGTAATCATATTGACGTTGATCTTGCTAGCTTGAACGGTAATACAGCAGCATTTAGGAAATCCGAAGATGATGGTTTTATCCAAGGGTTTAACAAGACGTTTGCTGATACTTTAGTTTATGGCGACGTTTCTACTGATCCAGAAAAGTTTAATGGTCTTAGCTCGCGCTATTACTCATTAACCGGCGAAACTACTTCCGCGCAAGTTATGGCAGCCGGTGGTGGAACAGCTGGACAGAACACATCTATTTGGCTGATCGGATGGGGGCCAAAGAGAGTTTACTGTACTTATCCAAAAGGAAGTATGGCTGGTTTGAATTTTGAAGATCGCGGAATACAAGATCTTTTGATGGATTCTACTACTGGCGCGTACATGAAGGCATACGTTTCTTGGTTCCAATGGAAATGTGGGCTTGTTGTTGAAGATTACCGATACGTTGTTCGTATCTGCAACATTGATCATACTGCGTTATTAACTGCATCTGACGCAACGGATACATCAGCTAATATCATCAAACTTATGACTAGATCACTTAGCAAGTTACCGCCTGTTGCTGGTATCAAGCCTGTGTTCTATATGAGTTCCGATGTTCAGTCAATGTTATCAGTTAAGTTGATGGATAAAGGCAATGTATTTTTGACAATGAACGAAATCAAAGGCACTCCTGTATTCAGACCGAGCAACACTCTTCATTTCCAAGGCGTTCCTTGCCGTAGAGTAGACTCGATTCTTAACACAGAAGATCCTTTATCTTAATAGCAGTTTAACTTTCTAAATGTGAGGAAGGAGAATTAAAAATGATTATTGATAATTTTTTGAAAATGGCTGATGCAATCACAGTTGGAAGTTCTACTGCGGCTGTTATCACCACTAGCTATGTCGATACTATCGCCGAGGCGGATGACTATGCTGGTTGTTTTATAGTACACCACGCAGAAACAGCTATACTTTCGGGTACTGCGGCTGCTACGGTTAACTTCAAGCTACAACATTGCGATACAACTGTCGCGTCTGCGTTTACTGATCTTGTAACTTCTGGAGAGATTGACGATGCTCTTGTTGTTGCTGGATACATGAGCGCTATCCGGATACCTCCTACGGGAGTGAAAAGGTATATTCGTGGTGCTATCATAACTTCTCAAGTTACGACTTCGGGAACTGTTAGCACTTTTATCACGAAGGATATTGACATCAATATGCAATTAGTAGCATAAGGAGATAGTCAATTATGAAAACGTATAAAGTTCTTACAACTTGTACTGTTGGCACTAAGTATTACGAGAAAGATCGCGTCATCGAGCTTGATGATGACGTTGTTGTTTCCAAACATCTTGAACTTGTTTCAGACGATTCAGCGAAAGTTGCTAAGCCTGTTGACGAGAGTTCGACTTTGAGTGGTATGCAGAAAAAACAAGTCGAGCTTACAAAACCGAAAACAGGATTTGCGGCTCAAGCAGAACCAGAGAAAAAGTTTAAGCCTGAGTTTGGGAACAAAAAGAAAGCTAAGAAAAAGTAGTATTTGGGCGGGGGGTTGCGGCTCCCCGTTCATCATATAGAGGAACGCTATGTTTAATCAACTCGAAATATGCAATCTCGCTCTTAGCCATCTTGGTATGAACGAGATTGAAGATATAACAGACGCAAATCCGTCTGCTGAGACTTGTAATAGACTTTGGCTACCAACTCTTTACGACGCGTATCGAGAAGCCAAATTTCCTTTTTGTACTTATACCGCTGAACTAACAACATCAACCGCGACAGTCTTAGGCTGGGATTATACTTTTGGGTATCCGGCTCTAGCTGCTGTTGTATGGTATGTTTTTGACGAAGGTTCAGCTGACAAAAAGCATGAGCAAGAGTTTGAAGTTCAAATGGCGTTGGATGGAACAGCTGCCAGTAAAATCATTTGTTCTAATTTTGCTGAATGTTCCGCTGAATATACATATATCACAACAGATACCACGCTATTTGATCCTAAATTTACACTTGCCTACTCTTATAAGTTAGCCGGTAATATGGCACACCATCTTATTGGCGATGCAGATAAAGGGCTTAAACTGATGGAAATGGCAACCCATTTGATGTCAGAAGCCAAACGAATAAACTCGATAGAAAAAAGGAAGAAGCCGGGCCAGACATCTGGTTATGTAACATCTAGGGGGTAAAGTATGGGTGGTAGTCCTATTAGACCAATACAACCTAGCTTTGCCTCAGGAGAAGTCTCTCCAGAGATCTATGCTAGAGTTGACATAAACAAATATAAAACTGGCTTAAAAACCTTGCACAACATGATTTCTCATCCCACAGGCGGGGTAAGTAATCGTCCGGGTACAAGGTTTGTGGCGGAAGCTAAATATTCGGACAAACAATGTATTGTCCAAGAGTTTATCTTCTCTCAGACAGATCGGTATGTCTTAGAAATAGGAGAAGAGTATGTAAGATTTTATACAAATGGAGCGAGGATAGCAATAACAGCTGTAAGTTTAACGGACTTTGATCCGTCAGCCTCTTATACCGCGTTCACAGATTATTGTAAAGTTGGTGGTTATATTGATCTCGATTTTGGAACAAGTAAAAATTTATATGTCGCTTCTGAATATGGAACCAGCGTCTCTGGAAAGAGTGTGTCTGTTGCTACTGCTGGTTCTGATGTTATGTCTGTTGGATATGTCGCGGGCGCGATAACAATAAACCTCGCTGATACGACTCCAGCTAAGAATTCTGCTGATCTTATACAAGTTCAACTCAGGGCTGCTGACGTATCCCTCGCGGCTTGGACTGTAACTGAAAACGCTGCTTATGCTGCTGGACGGCCTACTTCTGCTACGATTGCTGATGACGATTTGACTGTCCACGATGAACTGTATTTTTGTATTCAAGCGATTACCGGAACCGCAACAAACACATCTTTCTTTCCAGCCGTTGCAACAACTTATTGGTCAGAACAATCTGCATACGAAGTAGAGACACCCTACCAAGAAGAAGATCTTATGGACTTGAGGTTTGAAACTTCTGCTGACACGATCTTCATTACTCACGCGGACTACCAAACAAGAGTTTTAGAACGATACGGCGCTACTGATTGGCGCCTTTCTTTATATGAACCAGAGGACGGGCCGTTTATGGCAGAGAATTCTACCACAACAACAATCGCTCCGTCTGCTGTTACTGGCGCGGCGATAACTCTTACTGCATCCGCGTCAGCTTTTGATTCTGACGATGTAGGAGCGCTGGTCAGAATTAACCATTATATTGAAGGGCAAACGGCTACGTCCGCTTTTTCTGCAACAGGAAGCGGTAGCGCGATCACTTGCTACACTACTTGGCGACTTATTACTCATGGAACTTGGACGGGGAAGATAAGGGTTGAAAAATCTTCTGATAGCGGAGCTACTTGGACAGTTTTGAGAAGTTTCTCTGGAGCTGACGACTTCAATGTCAACACCTCTGGAACGGAAGATATTGAGTTAAACGAAGAACCTTTCCAAGTGAGAGTAGCGTGTACTTCTTATACTAGCGGTACGATAAATGTTGATCTAACAACAGATCCGTTCTTTCAGCAAGGGATAGCAAAAATAACAGATTTTTCTACTGGACTTTCTGTTACAGCTGAGGTCTTGACAGCTTTTGGGACAACTGCGGCAACAACAGCATGGGCAGAAGGAGCTTGGTCTGACCGGCATGGTTGGCCGGCTGTTTCTAGGTTCTATCAGGATAGGCTTGTTTTTGCTGGCACTTATGACGAACCGATGACTCTTTGGATGAGCACAACAGGAAACTATTTCAGTTTTAAGCGACACACATCGCTCTTATCGTCAGATGGGATAACGACAAACATTCCAAGCAGACAGCTTAACGCTATTAACGGCTTGGTTGCATTTAAGCGATTATTAGTCTTTACATCTGCTTCTGTTTGGTCTGTCGGGCCGGTATCTGGATCAGGGATGACTCCGACAGATTTCACTCAGGATGTAGAAGCCTACAATGGATCTAACGGAGTCAATCCGGCTGTTCTTGGTAACGAAGCTATTTATGTGCAGAACCATAGCAAAATTGTGAGTAACATCGGATACGACTATGCTTCTGACAGCTTTGCTGGGACAGATCTTAACATTCTCGCAAAACATCTTTTTGAACACTTCGACATCCTTGACGTCGCGTTTCAGAGAAACCCAGATAGGATTATCTGGATGCTTAGAGACGATGGTAAGTTGATCGGGATGACTTATCTAAAAGAGCAAGACGTAGTTGCTTTCCATTGGCACGATACCGGACAGGCAACGGAAGATGAGTTTGAGTCTATCTGTGTCGTTCCTGCGGACGGGTTTGACGAAGTATGGTTTTCAGTCGCGCGAGAAAACGGAAGGTTTATTGAAAGAATGGTTCTTCGTAACGCTACTCAAGATTGTGGCGGGATTTCAGAGATTACTCCAGAGAACCAGATCTTTATGGACTCTTGCGTTGATTATATTGACGGTAAAGAGATCACTACTATTTCTGTTACCTACGACGGAGTTTTTACAATAACAGTTGTAGGCCATTTATTCAGTAACGGAGACACGGTTACGTTAAAGAATGTAACTGGCGCAACGGAACTTACAAACACAACTTGGGTTATTGGTAATGTAACCGCAGATACCTTTGACCTTATTACGGCGGTAGTTTAATGGCGTATATTGACGACGAAGCACTATTTATTAGTCATTTTGATGGAGAGGACGGAGCGACTGACTTTACAGACTCATCTTTCTATCCACATACGATAAATACTGTTGGCAGCCCAGTCAAAACAACAACATACCAGCAGTTTGGCACAGCGTCAGTAAACTTTGACGGAGCAAGTTATTTGTCTATTCCTAACCATGCAGATTTTCAGCTTGGAAGCGGAGATTTTACAATAGATTTCCAAGTTAGAGATAATATTGGGACGGGTAATTTAGGGTTCTTTGGAATGGAAGGTGGCGGTGATGGTTATTTATATATGGCTAGAGAAGGCAGCTCGCTAAGGTTTAGAGATTATCAGGGGCTAGGTGTTAATATCTCTGTTGGATGGACTCCCATTGTTGGCACTTTTTATCATTGCGCAATAGACAGATATGGAAATTTGTTTACTATTTTTATTAATGGCGAGATTATAGCAACACAAACAATCGGTGGGTCAATGCTCGCAAGGACATCGCCTTTATTTATAGGGGCATCGTTTTCGACTAATTATATGTGGAACGGGCAGATAGACGAGTTCAGATGGTCTAAAGGTGTCTCTCGGTATGAAGGGGAAGCGTTCACGCCAGAGATAGCAGCGTACGAAAGGCTTAATACTGCTTGGCCGAACACTTGGTCTAGTGCAAAGGGTTGTTCCAACAAACACGCGTCTGCTTTTACTGGCATCGACCATTTAGAAGATCAGGCTATCTCGGTACTTGCTGATGGCGTTGTTGTTGACGATATTACTGTCGATAACGGAGCTATTGCTTTAGACACATCTGCTTCCCAAGTTAAGGTTGGGCTTCCTTATGACAGCGAGTTTGAAACGTTAAATGTTGAGATCCCGACTAAAGAAGGATCCCTGCAAGGACAACACGTTAAGATTAGTAATGTAACATTCAGACTTATAAACAGCCGCGGCGGATATATCGGCCCGGAAGAAGATGTTGTTTATGAAGCGTTAACAGCTGATAACCTTGATAAAGGGAAACAGGACGCACCCAAGCTTTCTTGCCGGACAGCTGATTTATATACAGCTGACGTTCGCGTTCCTTTAGGCGCTGGATATAAAAGAGGTGGAAGAATTTATTATAAGCAAACAGATCCGTTGCCGATAACAATAGGCGCGGTTATTCCTGAGGTAAGCATTTAATGGCTGTGTATATAGACAATCCACGATGGTCTCGCATGAGAGGTTATGACAAGACGGTGTTTAATTTCGACCTTGCTACTTATGGCGGTGTTCATTGGGATAATACCGTAATAGCTCTAGTTTTCTCTGTCTGGACTTTTCCTTATAATGAAAGAAGGCCTAATATCGTTAGTGTTACTCGTCAAGGAAACGCTTTTGCAGAGTATGTTCCCGCAAGAAAAGAGTACGAGTCTATTGTTGGATGGGGTGGAGCAATAACAACTTATGTTTATTACCAGCTTGGAGCAGATATAACTGTTGGAATAGGACATAACGAGCCAATAATAATAACTCTTGACGATGAGGCAATGTGTTTATACGGAACAGCAAATATTGCTGGTCGGGCATATCAAGGCC